AGTGAGCGAAGCGAACAAAAATGATAGTCATGCCGAAGGCATACCTTATGATAGAAATTTTGGCCAAAAAAAAGGACAGCCCGAAGGCTGTCCAGTTAGGAGGGTTGGGGATTTATGCGGCGTCTGCGGCTGTTGCCACGGCTTGCGTTGTCGCGTTGGTTTCAATCGCCTTATCAATAGCATTCGCCAAATCGTTGAGAGTTTTCAGCGTTGCGCCGTCAAGAGCCTTCACCTTGTCGGATGTTTCGGCGGCTTCCAGCCCCGCCTTTGCCAGCCAAATTTCAAGAGCTTTGGCGGTGGCGCGTGCTTGTTTCGGCGTATTGATGACCCCCTCCGTGTCAGGAGCTTTGGCCACCTTGATTTTGTAACCGCCTTCCAAATCAGCATTTTGAAGCTGTACGCGATAAGCGTTTGAAATATCAGCCTCAACAGCAGGCATAAAATGCGTGTCGTTATTTGGCTGGATATTCGGCGCATTTTCTGTCCCCACATTTTTATTCGGGAAGGTTTCACGCAACACATGGAACACGGCCGGAACCATGCCATCTTTCAGCTTGCCGCCTTTTGTATGTGCGGCGGTCTGGTCACAATAGCCGGTCTGGCCGTCAAGATGCCAGCCAGCAGTCCAGCCCCTGCCGGACACGATAAGCCGCGCCGCCTTATTAGCAACACTGAATGCGGCCATTATCCGCGCCTCGGCCTTGTCCACGCCATCTGCGGCAAGTTTGGCCATGCGGCTGGCCTCTTTCCGTGTCTCCGCCTCAGATGGCAAAACGCCTTCTGTTGCAGACAACGCCAGCCAGTCGGCCAGCTGGATAGCCAATACGTCGCGAACCTTGGCGGTACGCTCTGCGGCCACGGCATAGCTTGCCATTGTTGCAATGATGGCGGTTTCTGCGGCTGTAACGTCAGCGAATGATGAAACGAAATCAGCTTTCACAGATGTGTTGATTGTTTTAGTCATGGTTCAGGCTCCTTTCAAGAGCTTAGAGGTGTGTGGCATTATTGCCACTTAGTGTTGCATTATTGCAACAGGTGCCGCCTTTTTTGGCGCACAGTTAAGATATCAAAAAAAAGCAGCTAATCATATCCATTTAAGTCATTGAATACATTACACAAAACGGCTCAGTGCTGAGAGATTTTATATAATGTATTCAATGGCTTAGCTGCTAAGTCACTGATTTCATTGGGCTAATTCCTGGGGCTAATATTATTACCCGGCGGCGCCTGTTTCGCGCAATATTATTACCCAACTACTATCAAAATTTTCCTCCTTCGTCGGACTATCATAGTGTTGCTTCGCAACAAGTTCTATCATTTGTGTTCGCTTCGCTCACTATCACGCGCCGCGTCAATGTCAAGCGTTGGGGGCTGTTTTTGGTGGTGCTATTTATGCACAACTATGCCATGCCAGCATCAATTCGCGCACCACCCTATACGCGAAACCGCGCAACAATCGCACAAGCGCCCAGCTGCAGACTAATATAATTCCAGGTTAGAGACCTGGCAAGCAACATTGTTACCCCACTGGCTAATATTATTACAATATGCAAAAAACCCAATAAAAACAACGGCTTGGCTGTGTGACTGCAACGGGTACGCATGGGCCACGCCCCCTGTACCAGTTACATGTACACGAGTCCGACACAAAATTAGGGAAATGAATCTATATACCAGACCGCGCCAACTTGCCTACGGGGTCGCCGCCGGCAGCATTTAGGCAAAAATAAAGGCTGGCAAGGATTTAAGCCCTATACCAGCCGTAAAAATGTAGTTTGTTTTATAATTTTTAGGGTTTTTGCTTTATACTAACCCCTGTATTTCTGTTTTCTTGGAATAATTTTCTTCTTATTTGGTATTATTGAGTATTTATTTTTCCATAAATCCTTAGCTATTGGATTTATTCGTATTATCTGTCTTATTTTCTTTATCATCTTTCTTTTTCCATACACTTCCCCATAAAACTACGGGACATTTGTACTTTTTTCTTTTATGTTTATTTCTCATGTAGAAATTTACAGTTTTTTTATTCATTTTATCTATCTCGGCCACTTACCTATGGTGTTACTGAAAAAGAAAAAAAGGGAAAAAAGAAAAACAAGTAATTTATAGTTGATTTTACACCCCATGTCAAGACATAAAACACACCAGAGCAATAGAGTTTCACTAATACGTATTACATAGGAATAATATTCTACAATAATAGTGTTTTATTAGTAAATATTTCTAATCTATTCCATTACCAGAAGATTTCTGGAACACATATGGCAAACGGGTACTGGTAACGTTAAGGATGTCAAGATAAACCTTCACAACTTAGTTCATTTGTGGTACAATATATATAGAATGGCTAAAAAACGGAAATACGGCTCGTTGCTAGAGCAGATATCTGCCGAATACGAGCGGTATGGACACTATAGGGCACACGTACCCAGTCACCATGTGTATTATATACGTGCTGCCCTTAAAGAACGTACTGGTAAAGACTTCAGTGTTGAGGATGTTGAAAAAGCGTTGGTTGCTGAGGGACATTTACAGTATGCAACGGGGAGACCCGGTACTTAAGACCTGATGCTGTACTTATTCCTGCGGGGTTCGCTACAGCCACTCTAAGGCATTATGGACGGGATTTTGACAACGTGGATTCCGTCCATCTTTTTTGAGGGATTATTATGTTTGAGGCATGGGTTATGGTTTGTGTGATGGGTATGGATAACGTATGTTTTCCTGCACAAGACACTCGTGGCCCGTATAAGACGCATGATGAGTGCTATGAGCGCACCGTAGAAATGAGTGCAAGTATTCTAACGGATATTCCCCTACACGTACCTGTAGGCTGGAAGTGCACAACACCAGGGACAGCAACGTAATGGCACGTAAACCAAGCAAAATGCCACCACGCAATAAAAAGAACTTTCGTTCTACCAAGTCAGGTGCGGGGATGACAGAGGCTGGGGTTAAGGCATACCGACGTGCCAATCCCGGTAGTAAGCTGAAAACAGCTGTGACTGGCAAAGTAAAACCAGGTAGTAAGGCGGCTAAGCGTAGGAAGTCATTCTGTGCTCGTTCTGCAGGACAGATGAAGAAGTTCCCTAAAGCGGCTAAGAATCCGAATAGCCGTCTGCGCCAAGCACGTAGGAGATGGAAGTGCTAAACCTGCTGATTGGACCTATAGCAGAACTTGCTGGCACATGGATGTCGGGCAAGGTTGAAGAAAAGAAAGCACAGTCTGCCACCAAGGTAGCAAAAGCACAAGCTGAAGCTGTAGTTATGCAGAAGAAAGCTACCGGTGAAATTGACTGGGACTTGGAGATGGCTAAAGGTAGTCAGTCTTCATGGAAAGATGAATGGCTAACAATTCTGTTTAGCATTCCCTTGATTATGGCATTCGTGCCCGGAATGGAAGAAGTAGTAGCAAATGGATTTCAACAACTGGAGCAAATGCCTGAATGGTACCAGTACAGCTTGGGCGTTATTGTTGCTGCAAGCTTTGGGGTCCGAAGTGCGACAAAGTTTTTTGGCAAAAAATGATACTGATAAAAAACATACTAAACGCAATATTTAAGCATGTTATCACCCCAGACTATGTGGGTGATTTGTCTCGCCATAGATTGCACACAACTAAGTACGAAGACTTGTGCAAGTAATGGCTAAGTGGGGCTTACATGAACGCACAACAGAAAAACAGGCGAGGATAAACCGTGGCAGAAGTAACAATGGAGAGATTTCTAAGGTGGAAGATACTACCCCGCCTGATGATGCTTGGGATGTCGCTATCGGCTTGGCGGGTAGTGGAATGGTTTATGACACTACCAGACCCAACAAGCCAACAAGCAGCACTTGTCAGTGTGGTGACGGGAGCAATGACGGGTGCGTTTGCGGTATGGATGGGGCATGAGAAAGCCTAATGGAATGGTGGGAAATGTGGCTGGTGGCCATGATAACAACAAATACCGTAGTTAACTGTGCAAGATGGTACATAGATAAAAAGAGACGTAAATGAAATACAGCAGACAGGACTTCATTGAAAAGCTAATTAAGCACGAAGGCTTGCGCCTTGAGGTGTATCAAGATTCTCTTGGCATTGACACCATCGGTATAGGCAGGAACCTAAAGGACCGCGGCATCACACCAGCAGAACTGGAGTGGATGGATATCCCTAATATGGCAGTTGTTCATACAATGGGTATCACTGAAGCTGATGCTATGTATCTTGCCGAGAACGATATTAAGATTGTTGAAGAAGAACTATGCAGAGCGCACCCGTGCGTCGAAGACCTAGATGCAGTACGACAGCTAATCCTGATGGACATGGCGTTTAATATGGGTGTGCCACGTCTTAATAAGTTTAAGAATATGTGGGCAGCAGTGCACAAAGGTGACTTTGATACCGCAGCCGTAGAAATGTTGGATAGCCGTTGGGCAAAGCAGGTAAAAGGCCGTGCTACTAAGCTATCTGAAGCTATGAAAGCAGGGGAATTTTAGATGGCTAAAGAGACTAAAACCATAAGACCCAGTGATGCGTCTGCTATTAAACGATTTGCTAAAAAACATTTTGGCGCAGAGTACCTTGAAGACATGACAGATAAACAGATGCAAGAGCTTCTGGATGCCCCGAACAGCGTATTCGGTTCTATGAAATTGCAAGGAAATGTTGCCGCCGAAAGAGCACGACGTAAATCTCTTGTAAAGGCTGCCTACAAAGATGAAATTATGCGCGATGATAAAAAGGAACGTAGGAACCGAAACACTCGTGGACTTTTGCAAAATATATTAAAGAGTTACCGCGAAGATGAACCAGAATCTAAAAAAAGTGCCGGCGGCACTCGTATGGGTAAGAAGCATATCATGGAACTGCCCACTAACTCTAGCACTAAAAGGGGCAAGTAATGGCCAAGTCTAAAGAAGTAAAACCAAAAGAAATTGACCTTGAGCAGCAGATGCGCATAAACTTCTTTGATAAGGGTCGTGACGATACCATGTCATTTGAAGAATATAAAAACAAGGGCATCGCTAAAAAAGACCTTGGCAAAAAGAAGGGTGGAATAGATGTTGCTCCAGGAAAAGCACGCCAAGCGTATTTAAAATCTGAAGAAGGCAAAGAAGAAAAAAAGCGTCGTAAAGAACATAATAAAAAATTTAATCCAAACATGGATAAAGAAACAAAAAAAGAAGTTCGTAAGCGAGCTAAGAAAGCTGATATAGCTAAAGGTAGAGAAATACTAGATAGCCGAAGAAATGGCGGCACTAAACATATTATGGAGTTGCCGACCAATGTGCCTCGCCTACAGTCAGGTGCGATTCTAGGTGATTTGGATAAAGATGGCAAATTGTCGGGGTATGAAAAAGTTCGTCAAGCTGCTATCGAAAAGAATATGAAGAAGTAATGCATCCCATAGAAGCATCTATCCGTAGATGGTCCAACGATTTTCTTGAGGTGCCAAACATAAAGCTAAATGGCTTACCCCCTTGCCCGTATGCACAAAAAGCGTGGGCAGACAATAAAGTAAGCTTCAGCATCAATACTGGCCTAGAGGGTTTGGCAGACGCAGTAAAAGAATTTGACCAGCACGATTATGATATTGTCGTGTGGGCAAATGAAGAACTACCCGACATTGAATACCTTGACGGGTGGTGTGATGGAATGAATGAGGCATTATCTATTGCAAATATGGATATGCACCTTATGGTGTTTCATCCAGACTACGACGCCACCGACGCGGGGCTAGACTTCCTCATTGAGGATGAACAAGACGATTTAGAATATTGTATGGTATTCGTTCAGCGGCTATCTCTCCTTGATGATGCTGCGGTTAGTTTGGAAAAATCAGGATACTACAAGCATTTTCCAGACGATGTATTTGAGAGCTTAGTGCTCGTAAGAAGGAATCTTAGACATGGTAATGAAGAAACCAACCAAAGCTCGTATGGGTAAAACTAAAATGGCCGCTAAGAAAATGCGCGGCGGTATGGCTACTAAGAAAATGCGCGGCGGCGGTGCTATGAAGATGGCAGCTAAGCGTATGCGCGGCGGAATGAATAAGAAGAAATAATGCCTGTACTTAGCGGCGGTTCAAAATTTGTAACACATGCAACAGCATTGACTGGGACCAGCGATACTGATTGTTATGTTGTTCCTAAAAATTTCTCGTCGCACGTTGAGCATCTTCTGATTACCAACAGTGACGCTAGTAACAGAAACTATACGCTTAAATATTACGAAAAAGAAGCGAATACAACATATACACTGTTTAATAGTCATGCGGTTACGGGTAAAGGGTCTGAGTCTATCTTTACGGTAGATAAGCCCCTTTACCTTCATGCAGAAGATAAAATTATTGTGGCGGCAGGAACGGCAAATACACTTACTATAGTTCTTGCTGCGGAAGAATTTTATGACCCGAATCGAATATAATGGCTAAGAAAAAAACTAAATCAAAAAAACCCGTCCCAACAAAGCCAGCCCTATGGTCTAAGGCTAAGGCAGAAGCAAAGCGTAAGTTTAAGGTTTATCCATCAGCTTACGCAAATGCTTTTGCGTCAAAACGTTACAAGGCTATGGGCGGTAGTTGGAAGTGACATAAGAGTAGCTAATCATGATACATGTTTTTCTCCTATTCGTATTTGTCGGTGTAGGAGATGACAGGAAGCTGGTTAGCAATGATATGCACTTTAAAGACTTAAAAGAATGCGTTTGGTACGCACAGACATTACATAAACAGGGGAATTTAGTTACAGCATACTGCCTTCCTAAATACGTTAACCCCGGCAACGTAAGGACATATTAATGGACCCGATTAGTGCAATGGCAACCGCTTCTGCGGCGTTTGGTGCTATCAAGAAAGGCTTTCAAGTAGGCCGTGACATTGAGGCTATGGCTTCTGACCTGTCCCGTTGGATGGGTGCCATGTCTGATTTGGACATGCTTGAGAAAGAGGCGAAGAACCCGCCTATCTTCAAGAAGCTGTTTGCGGGTAAGTCTGTAGAACAGGAAGCGATGGAGACATTCGCTGCCAAGCAGAAGGCTGAAAGCCAACGTAGAGAATTACAAAATTGGATTGGCATGACGATGGGTAAGTCCAAATGGGATGAACTCGTAAAAATGGAAGGCTCCATTCGCAAGCAACGCCAAGAGACACTATATAAACAAAGGCAACGTAGGCGTAAGTTTGTAGAGATTGTAGCATGGATAGTGATGCTAATACTTGGCGCAGGTTTGCTTGTAGGATTTGTAATGTTTCTTAAAAGTGCAGCAGCTAACGCAACCCCAGAATACGTAGTATGTAGACTGCAAGGATGTCAAACTATAGACGGCGAAAGGCTCTGTATATATCATGGTGCTAACAATACGGTGGATAGTGTTTGGCTAAATTTACACGAATACTTCCCGAAAGAAATACAGTGTAAGTACGACCCACAGAATGAAAAACCCCCAAGCTTACGCGATACATTTAAAGCGATAGAGAAGTCAAGAAAGTAATGGCATATCAAGGAGGATTACGTAAATGGTTCAAAGAAGATTGGCGCGACGTTTCTACGGGAAAAAAGTGTGGGCGTAAATCGACTAGCAAATCAAAGAGAAAATATCCAGCGTGTCGCCCGAAGGCGGTTGCTGACAGGATGTCCAAAGGACAGAAGGCTTCAGCCGTCCGTAAGAAACGCAAAGCCGGAAATCCAGGAGGAAAGCCTACCTCTATTCGATGGTCCGTTTCACCCTCTGGACGTAAACAAAAAACCAAACGGAAAAAGTCAAAAGCATGACACGTAAACGTAATTATAAAAAGGAATATGCTAATTACCACAGCAAACCGAAACAGATTAAACGTCGTGCTTCGCGTAATGCTGCAAGAGCCATCATGGCTAAAAAAGGTAAGGTCACCAAGGGTGACGGCAAAGATGTGCACCATACTACGGGAAATCCCATGAACAACAAAAAATTGTCTGTTAAATCCCGCAGTGCTAACCGTTCTTTTGCACGTACTAAATCAGGAAGAAAGAGAAACGCTCGTGCCTAAACAACTTACAGAATTACAATCTAATTTCTTGGATGCGTTGTTTGGCGAGGCAAAAGGCAATTATTCTAAAGCTATGCGTGTTGCTGGATACTCGACAAACACAAATCCATATGCTATAATGCAGTCGTTACGCTCAGAAATCATTGAACGTTCTGAAATGGAAATGGCCGCTAATGCACCCAAAGCTGTACTTTCTATGGTGGGTGTTATTGATGACCCAACGGCTATTGGTAATAGGGAAAAGCTCGCGGCCTCCCAACAGATACTTGACAGGGTTGGCCTGTCTAAAGTTGAAAAACTAAACGTATCTTCTGAAAAGCCAATAGGTGTATTTATTCTACCTGCAAAGAATGATGACAATAGCACAGAAACTGAATCCGACTGACCGATACGATAGGGCCAAAGGGCCAACTGTACCGTGGGGGTACAAGAGAGCAGAACACGACCCACAGCTTTTCGAACCCATAGAAGAGCAGTTAGAAGCCCTACAGAAGGGCGTAGAGTACCTAAAGGTATCTTCCTACCCTGAAGTTGCTAGATGGCTCACGGAGTACACAGGGCGCCGTATAACGCCTATGGGACTGTGGAAACGTATAAAGACTGATAAATCTGACAGACGGAAACATGTTGAACAAAAACGCCGTGCCGCCAAGGCCCAAGACCAAGGTAACATCAGCACCTAAAACCAAAGAAGAAAAAGAAAAGGCGAAGCTGGCCAAACAAAAACGTTCTGCACGTATTCAGATGAACATGGCGCAGAAGAAATTAAAGAAGCTGGAGGAACAAGAGAATCAAGAGCCAGATATGGAGTTTGTTGGTTCTAGTTTTTCTCCACAAGAAGAAGAACCTGAGAAAATTCTATTTGAGCCTAATCCAGGTCCTCAAACAGAATTCCTAGCTTCCTCAGAACGAGAAGTATTATACGGCGGCGCAGCAGGTGGTGGCAAATCATATGCCTTGATTATCGACCCGCTTCGTTACTGTAACAATAAAAATTTTAACGCGTTGATTCTACGTCGTACAAATGACGAATTGCGCGAACTGATACACAAAAGTCAGGAACTGTATCCTAACGCATATCCAGGTGCTAAATGGATGGAAAAGAAAAGCCAATGGACTTTTCCTTCTGGTGCCCGAATATGGATGACATACCTTGAGCAAGATAAAGACGTTTTGCGTTATCAGGGTCAGGCATTTACCTACATTGGCATAGATGAGTTAACACAGTACGCGACACCTTATGCTTGGGATTATTTACGTTCACGCCTCAGAACAGCTGACCCGTCGTTACCAGTCTTTATGCGGGCAACAACAAACCCAGGCGGGCCTGGGCATTCATGGGTCAAGAAGATGTTCATCGACCCCGAAGTTCCCGGAAGACCCTTTTGGGCGACCGATATCTCTACAGGTGAAACGCTCGTCTACCCAAGCCGACACAGTAAAGCAGGAGAACCACTATTTAGGCGACGTTTTGTGCCGGCTAAGTTGTTGGATAACCCATATCTTTACAACGCCGGTGACTATGAAGCCATGCTGCTCTCACTGCCAGAAGTACAGCGTAAGCAGTTACTAGAGGGTTCATGGGACATTGCAGAAGGTGCGGCATTTGCTGAGTTTGATAGGAGATACCATGTTATTCAGCCTTATGAGATTCCAAATTCATGGCGCAAATTTAGGGCTTGCGACTACGGTTACTCCTCTGCTTCCGGTGTTCTGTGGTTTGCTGTAGACCCATCAGACGAAACACTTCTTGTCTATCGGGAGCTGTACGTAAGTAAGGTTCCCGCTAAAGAATTAGCACACATGGTGCTAGCCGCAGAAGAAGGAGAGGCAATACACTATGGAGTGCTCGACTCCTCTTTGTGGCATAAGCGCGGAGATACCGGACCCTCTCTTGCTGAACAGATGATTGTTGAAGGATGCAGGTGGCGTCCATCAGATAGAAGCAGGGGTAGCCGCGTAGCCGGTAAGAACGAACTTCATAGACGATTACAAATTGATGAAGATACTGGACGTGCAGGGATAGAGATAATGACTAACTGTACTAATCTTATTGCCCAGCTGCCCACACTTCCAATGGATAAAACAAATCCAGAGGATGTAAATACTAAAGTAGAAGACCACCTATATGATGCTCTTAGATATGGCATCATGACACGCCCTCAGTCGCGGTCTGTTTTTGATTTTCCTAGCGGAATACCTACACACAAATGGCGCCCTGCTGATACAACCTTTGGATATTAAATATGGCTGATGAAGAACACATTGAAGCATTGGTATTCGAACCTAAATCGGGTTCTGAACAGCTGGCGGATTACGTTCGCACAAAATTTGAACACGTGGAATCTAGTCGACAGGAAGAAGAAGAGCGTTGGCTCGACTCCTACAGACAGTACAGAGGATTGTATAGTTCTGAAACACAATTTACGTCAACTGAAAAATCAAAAGTTTTTATAAAAATTACGAAAACCAAGGTTCTTGCTGCGTACGGACAAATTATTGATGTGTTGTTTGCAGGACAAAGATTTCCACTAGGTGTAGACTCCACTCGTGTTCCCGAAGGTGTTGAGGAAGCCGTACACTTTGACCCCAAAGATAATACAAATGCTGTGGAAGAACTGCAGGACAAGTACGGTTTTGCGGGTGACGGTGCAGAACTGCCTCCCGGTGCTACGAATCAAATGCTGGATGATTTAAATCTTGGCGTTCACACAGATGCGCTGGGTGAAATCGAAGCAGATATTCGGCCTGGTTACGGTAAAACAGCATCTTCACAAACGTATCACCCTGCTGAAGATGCCGCTACACGCATGGAAAAGAAAATCCTAGACCAACTGGAAGAGTCTAGTGCATCTAAACACTTGCGCCATACCGCTTTTGAAATGGCGCTATTTGGCACAGGTATTCTAAAAGGGCCGTTTGCGTTTGATAAAGAATATCCAAACTGGGATGAAGAGGGTAATTACAATCCCATTATTAAAACGGTACCGAAAGTAGAAAATGTATCCATCTGGAACATGTATCCCGATTCGGATGCCAAGAACATGGACGAGTGCGAATATGTTATTCAGCGCCATCGTCTCAGTCATTCTGAGTTGCGCAATCTAAAGAAGCGTCCATATTTCCGACATGATGCTATTGATAACGCCATTGGCATGGGCACAAACTATGTGCGTAAGTGGTGGGAAACAGACCTAGAAGATTATCGTAATACTTACGATGTCGACCGTTTTGAAATTCTTGAGTTCTGGGGCAACATTGATAAAGATTCTGCAGAAGAAGCAGGACTTGAAATTCCGAATGAATTGGATGATTTGGATACTCTGCAAGTAAACTGCTGGGTATGTCATGACCAGCTTCTACGATTGGTTATCAATCCATTTACACCAAAGCGCATCCCATACTTTGCTGCGCCGTATGAACTGAACCCGTACTCATTCTTTGGTGTTGGTCTTGCTGAAAACATGACAGACACCCAACAGCTTATGAACGGCTTCATGCGTATGGCCGTCGATAACGCTGTGCTGTCCGGTAATCTTATTTTTGAGATTGACGAAACTAATCTTGTTCCGGGACAGGACTTGGAGCTGTATCCGGGCAAGGTGTTCCGTCGTCAAGGTGGCGCACCTGGTCAAGCCCTATTTGGTACTAAATACCCCAACGTATCATCAGAAAACATGATGATGTTTGATAAAGCACGACAGCTTGCGGATGATGCCACTGGCATTCCGTCCTATTCTCACGGACAAACAGGTGTGCAGGGCACAGGCCGAACAGCGGCAGGTATTTCCATGCTGATGGGCGCGGCTCAAATTAGCGTTAAGGGTGTTGTAAAGAATATTGACGACTACCTACTACAGCCACTGGGCGAAGCGTTCTATGCCTTTAATATGCAGTTTGACTTTGACCCATCTGCTCGCGGCGACCTTGAAGTTAAAGCGCGTGGCACAGAGAGCTTGATGAAAAACGAAGTGCGGAGTCAGCGCCTTCTACAGCTGTTACAGATTGCTGGTAACCCCAATGTTGCATCGTTTGTCAAGTTCCCTGTTGTACTGCGGGAATTGGCACAAGCTATGGATTTGGATGCAGAGAAGTTAATTAATGATGAGAGAGAAGCTTTCCGCCAAGCAGAAATTATTAGAGCGGCTGGAGGCTCAGGCCCAGAAGAGGGTGCTCAGGGTCTTAATCCTATGGATATGTCTGGCGGCGGCGGCGGTAATATTGGTATTGGTGGGGCAGCTGTTCCAGGTGAACAGGGCTTCAGTGCCGCCGGCGAACAACCACCACAACCAGAAGGCGGTGGTGATATGGGCGCCCAGCTTGCCAGTATTATGGGTGGACTTAAATGATACGAGAAATAGCTAAGAAACTACTACCGTTGGTCGGTGTCAAACGCAATGTCGATGCGCTAAATGCGTACGTAGAATATCGTACACATGAGATGCACAAAGTATTGGAACAGGCCGAGGATACAAAAACCATGTTTATGGCGCAGGGGGCCATCCATGAGTTGCGTAGAATTAACACACTACGTGAAGAAGCACAGGCCAGAGGGGAATAATAATGGCACGAAAAATTATGATGGCACAACAAGGCAAGGCACCGCTTCCAATGCAGGAAGCGACATCCGCACCACAAGGTGGCGGACCAAAGGCGGCTAATCCCGCAGCTATGATTCAAGGACTCGCCGCACCAAAAGGCCCAGCCCCGCGACCAGGCGCAGTAGACCCGAGGGATGAAGCAGTAAAAGAAGTATCTGCAAAAATGCAAGCCAAACAGACTCCTCCTCCTTCTGCGGCTCCACAACTTATTACAGACCAAGGTGCTCCCGCACTTATGCAACCTCCTATGCCAGCGCAAGCACCAGCCATGAATCCGATGATGCAGCCCCCTATGGCTACTCCTGCTGCCCCACCCCAAGAAGTCCCGATGATGGCAAAAGGCGGTATGCCTGAAGATGAAGATAGCAAAGGACTTGCTGTTATGATTGGCCTCGGTGCGCCGACCCCCTCTTATGAAGAAGCCGCTGAAGGTAACCCCCCTCCTGGTGCTACTAAAGAAGAAGTAGCCGATGACCAGCTTGTTCTGCTGAGTGAGGGCGAGCTTGTTGTTCCTGCTAACGTAGTTCGCTACCACGGCCTTGGTGCGTACGAAGGTATGCGTCGCGAGGCTCTTATGGGAATTCAAGAAATGGAGAACAGCGGTCAGATTGAGTATGTAAGTGGCGGCAAAGA